CCTGCCCAGCAGCCGGGCACACACTTGTAACGATAACGTCCTAAGGTAGTGTGTCAGGTTTCGGTGGACAACAATATGTTGGATCACACCATTCATTTTCTGCGTAAACTGGCAATGTAGAAAGAGAAAACAACATTATTAAAATTATATTCTTCATATTAATCTTCGCGATCTTTTTCTACAGTAAAGTCATCACGACTTAAATTTGGATGTCTTGTGATAACTTTATTGATTACATCTTCTTTGCTGTCGCCTTCGATACGTGCCTGACGTCCGCTGCTAGTCAAGGTAACGATATAGGCTCCTGGTCCGTCACTGTCATCGCCTTCTGGCTTTTCTTCTTCCTTGGCTTCTGAAGCGTAGGAATATGGTAGTCTATCTTTGATATCCGCCACAGCTTTTTCAATATCGTAACCGCCTTTGACGATGTCTCCGGAGTTCTGTTTGACTTCGTCGGCTTTGGATTTCAATGCTGCTATGATCTTTTTTAGCAATCCTGGAAACATTTCAGCAAACTTCTTATCGCCACTAGAATAACTTAGACTCTGGTCTCCGTTGTTCATCTGTCCTGTAGGGCCATGCATCTGCCACTTGCCGTTTACATCTTCGTGATTATCTTTGTCAATGATAGAGATCAGCGGACCTTCTGGAGCATAACGATCAAACCAACGCATACCAGAACTGGATCCTGTGCAGAAACTGGCCTTAAATCCTGCGGAGTTGTTAAATGTGTAGCAGGCACCGTAGTTGTATGGTAGTGTTACTAGGAAACGCTCATCATCTATCAGAGTAGTTTCTTTCTTTTCACGCTTATGTTTTTCAATAGTCTCCGCATCTTTGATACGTTCTAGTTCATTACGATATTCTCTGCTTTGTATGATCTGCTGTATCTGACGTAGGTTCTTAAACTTGTTGAAATCTTGATGTGGTTCTTTGAGTTTCCCACGAATACTCAGTGCTTTCCAAGCGCCTAGAGCATCACCGCCTTCACCGTTGATATCTTCATAGTCGACAATGCCGTTTGTATACAAACGTGTGAGCCAATCATCAAATTTGCCATCTGCTGATAGATCACCGTAGTCGGTGGTTCTGAGACTGTCGTCTAACATCTCGCTCCATAGTTTGACAATTTCATCATCTGTAGGTTTAGTTCCTAGACGTGCTACTTTATCTTTGGGTAAAGTGCTGTCGTGACGCATAGCGATCCCTAGCATCTTAACAGTCTTAGGATCTTTTAACTTAGCCGCTATGTTGGCTTCTAATACGATTTGACCTAGTTTCATCCTGTTATCAATGCCCTTTTAAAAAATCCAAGAACTGTGCCTAGTTTTTTCTGATCACCATTAGCGATATCTTTCAATAACTGTTGTGCGCCTTCAGAACGCTGTGCGTTATAGCCGCTGCCATATCCTCTAGATATCGATCCAGTCTGCTCGGGATAGTGATGGCTAGCTGCCATCAACACTGCGATATTGATCGCTGATTTGATAGAACCCGGAACATCAGTAGTATTACCAGCTTCTAGTGCTTCTAAAGCGTTCTGCAGATTTTTTACCTGACTCAGTTTCTTTTCTGCTTTATTAAACGCATCATTCTTGATCTGATTAGCGATATGACCTTTGATATCTGCTATGGCTGCTGTGACTGCACGAACCCAAAGAGGTTTAAACTTACGCATCAATGTGTCTTGCGTGACTTCTTGGCTAGTTCCTGACTGTGCGTCTGCACGTTTCTTTTGTTTATCGTCTACAGCAGAAGTATTCTTACCAACATAGAATTTTTGTAACTTACCAATCTCGCCTTTTAAGAAATCTAAGACATTACCGCCTCGACCATCTTTAATCACACGCACTTCACCGCCAGTGCTGGCCACTGCTTCATAGTTTCCGCTACGAGCTCTGATAGCACCTGTTCCTTTAGCTCCTTGTATGATAACCCAAGCACCTCTATATGAATCTTTTAATTCACTCCACGAAATCTTATCTACTTGTCGATAGTCTTGATCGTGAGCTAGTTTCATCTCTTTGTGAAGTTTAGTTATTACTTCGTTACCGCCGGGGTTTCCTGAGATAAGACTTAGAGATGTAGAAGCTTCGTCTACATAACTTTCTAGTAGCTGTGCGAATATCTGATAGCTCTTTGCCTGCATATTAATTACACCATGATTGTTTAGCTTCGCCGAAATACTCACGAGCGAAGCCGTTGCGAATTAATTCAGCTCTAAGGCTAACACCATTTAGAATGATATCTCCCAATACACGACCACCGAACTTATCCCATCCGTATAAGGTGACCTGATGTTTTTGAGTAGTGGCGACTGCGTTCTTGGTAAAGGCGGAAGCAGCCTGTCCTCGTTGATCCTCGCTCGGACACTGTGCTCGGAATCCTTTTTCTGGGGTGTCAACACCATAAACTCTGACCGCGAGTTCTGGTTTAAGCGGCTGTGGTAGAAAGGGGGCTGCGATCACCACCGTGTCGCCATCGTTTACACGAATGATTTGAGTGTCGTAGGTAACGCCTTTGGGCGTTTTTTGTGCGAATGCTAACATAGGCACAGCAAGTAATAATAGTAGTAGTTTTTTCATCTGTTGGATCCAAATAAGATACTATATTTATACTGTCTTTTCCGTATACTCGGCCTTTTTCCAACCTAGTAAATATTCCGCTTTCCAGTGATTTTGATCAAACCCTACTAGATGCTGCCATTGATCTCTGTGCTGCCAAACACGATCAGCAGCATCTAACCAATCTGTATGGCGCACTGTATATTCAAACAAGATCATACGATTTTTAAAATCTTCGTAATCGTAATTGTCGTATTCTACATGTAGGACTTCAAATGTTACACCGTTTCTTACAGCATCTAGGGCAAAATCAAATCCCCATTTACGACGAGTTCTTAAAAGATAATCCGCTGTAGGAGTAGATGTTTTTAAATCTTTGAGCTGTGCTTCAGCGGCACCTTCGTAGCTGGCTCGACAAAGAAACATAGAATGATCTAGTATCAATCCTAGGTCGTCTGATTCTAATTCAAACCAAGGTTCTTGCCAACAATGATGATTTAGTATAGGGATGTCAATAGGATACTGCATAGCGGAGTAAAACTTCTGCTCTGCCCTATTAAGCTCAAACCCGTCTTTGTCGTAGTATCGAAAATCGCTGCTGTCTAGATCATCTATAGATTTGCTACAACTAGGATTTGACATCAGTGTTACTTGATGTCTACGAAACATTTTATTCTTCTGTTACATCTGCCTGTGCTTGGCAGTGGACACAGGCACATTCTGAGCAGTGATCGCAGGTTTCATCTGAACAACCATGCCCGCAATGTGCAGGATGTCCACAGTGATTACATTTGAATTCATATTGTTCTGTCTTTGTCATCTATCGCTCCTCCAGTGACCCACGCTGTGCATGAACGATCGCCAGCGCATTTAAAATGTAAAAAGTTACAATATCCTAAATCAGCTTTGTGTATTGTTGCCATAGCATCAGTTTCTTTACTGTCGCCTTTGATACCATCTTCGATACAAGACCACATCTTGTCTGAAACATCGAAGGCTGCACAGTTAGCGCACTTCATAGTTTTAGCAGTCTTCTCTGTGATGTTCCAACGTTTGGCAGCGTCCTTCCAATATGATTCTGGTTCATCTGGATTGGCAGGTCCGTAGTGATATTCGTCTATGGCCTTCTGACGGTTCTTTAAGTTGACATCAATATCGTATGTGGCGACGGGACAGCCCTTGTTGGCCGCTTCTACTATACGGATATATTTTCTATACATTATCTTACCTCAAGCCAGTTGATGCTGGCGAATGCTGTTTTATTTGCCAGCGTAGATGCTATCTCTACTGTGAGTATGTCTGACACTGTGCCCATACCGGTCCTACCCAACTGATTAGTAGTTCTGTCATCAAACTTGATCGTGATGCCCTGCTGATAAGTTCCAATGTAGCCTGTCTTTAGGATCCTACCATTGGAGGCTCCAGTGGCGCTGACATCATACTCTGCAAAACTTTCAGAACCTACGCTGACCCAACTGGCATCTGTCAGCACAGGATTCAACACTAATCTATAGAATATCTGTGTGTTGTCCAAAGTCGCTGCCTGTAGGTCAAAGGGTAGGACAACACCCTGTAGTCTATCACTCTTCAATCGTATGCTCAACACTGGATAGAAAGTGTTGGCAGAAGACAGAGTCCTGCCCGCGACTGGCGTAGCCGCATTGGACTCAACACCCAATGGTCCCACAGTGCCTTCAATGAGAACGCTGTAAGATCCTGTGTAGAAAGTGTGTGTGCCTGCGGTGCCTGCGACATTGGTCAGTTCTGCTCTAACAGGCAGGAAAGGTGGTGAGCTCCAAGGCTGTGCCGAACGGTTAGCGTGATTGAATTGATGCACAGGGTAGGCATTGTTGTTGATGATGAACTTGAACTCTACTTGTCCTGCACCATACCATTCATACTCTATGACCATAAGGTGTATTTTAGTAGAGTCTGCGGTGATGCCGCTGGGACCTGTGCCGTCAAGACGATCTACATTCCAATCAGCACGAGCTACACGCTCTTCCACCACACCTGAGGCGGTATTCCTGCGGCACACTACATAGTAGGTTCCGTCGCCACCATCCTCAAAGTAAGCACCATTGTTGGTGTCAAATAGGCCGTAGCGTCTGCGTATGCCTAGAGCAGGTGTGCCAAAGATCACGCTCATAGATATCTCGTTTTGACGACCTGGGATATATCTCTGCACTCTACGAGTCTGTCTAATGATTTCATCACCTGCGGTGCCGCCTACAGTCATTTCGATCATACCCATATAGGTATTCACTGTGCTGGATGCTGTGCCTGATGTTGATTCGTCCCAGATATCTACATCTTTGGTATATTGATAACTGCTGAAACTGGCAATCTCGTAAGGAGATACTTTTACACGATTCTTTGAAGTATGCTGTTTGGTAGTATCATCTATGCGTATGATAGGACGGCCATAAGGATCATAGTCCATGGCCATAGTAAGGTCATTAGTGTTTGGCTCATAACTATGAACGTAGTTAGTGCTGTTGGGGTGTAGATTAGCCATAAATTAATTTAATAGATGTCAGTCATTAGTCTGTATCTGTGACCAACCGTTACTCCCTAGAGACATTAAGATTTTATGGCCGTTGCCGCTGTTTGATACTCCCACATAACTATAAATGCCGCCAGGATAACGATATCTATCAACATAGGTCGCATTTGATGATGTAGAAGTCAAAATAACTATCTTACCCGAAACTGAAACATTTGGTAAAGTTGCACGGCCAACATCACCTAAACTGTTGGTGATGTTTACTCGTTCAGTTTGATAGTTGTCTGTGATTGCTATACTGCTACCATCTCCCGAAGATGTAGGGCCAGCCAATACATTTGCAGAATGACTGACTGTTTTCGTATCATTCATATAGGTTTTAAGTGCAGAACCGGTAATCTTTTTAGTTGCCGCTCCTTCTACTACAGGAACGACAGCTGCATCTGTCATTGCTGCAAGAGATGTTAACTGTGATATTTTTACATTTGCCATTTTCTTACTCCGTTATTATTGTGTCACTGCCTTCAGTTATAATGGTATCTCCGTCTTCGGTTAACAAGGAATAATCTCCTGTTCCGAATGCTAACCAAGGCCTGCCATTTACTAGACCGCCTACATTAGCATTGTCTGTTACTGTATTGCCAGTGTATTTGGTAGGCAGATCGTTTCTATCGTATGTAGATGTTCTAGAAGTAGCTGCTCGTTTGATCGCGGCTATCTCTAATTTCTGTATTTGTCGTTGCTCTTTTGTTCCGTCTTGTCTAAGAGTGCATTGAACGGTGTCGCCATCGCTGAGTCCTATTGGTCCTACGCCTGCTAGAACTGTGGTGCTATCTCCGTAGATAGTATCGTTATACTCTGGATAACCTAATATATGAATCGCGTAGTATTCTGTAGGTAGCCCTTCGTCTGTGGCGATAGCTGTGATCAAATCATCCACAGTATCTGTGTTTAGATCTACAGTTAAGCTGTCTAATTTACCTGTTAGACCTTTATAATAAATCGTGGCCATTAGTTGTTTCCGTGTAATCTAAAACTGTTAGCACGAATATCATCTACGTGCTTGGGCTTGTTTGGGCCACCACCAGCATTAGTAGTTACTGCGTCTGGTGCAGCATATTCTTCTTTAGGAGTGTTTGAATATTCAGTTGTCTCACCTTTATCCGCTAGATCAACGATCTGACGGAATCTGCGAATGTCATCATTGTAAAAGTCTTCATCTTTAATCGACGACTTGCCCTGCTTCTGCATGAAGCCAACTATATCATCGTAGCTGGCCATATCCACTGGGCCTTTTTTGCTGAGTTCTATAACTCTCTGTGCCACATCGTGTATGTCTGCATCTTGTTTAATATCTTCGCGGGCTAGTTCTAGCAAACGAATAAACAAGGGAACATCTAATTGAACTATATCCATTTGTAATCTCCGATTGAATATTTATCGGTTAAATATGTTTACTATGATCAACAAAGAACATTTCAAACACTTAATCAAAGACCTTAAAGATTCAGGAAAATATCGTGTATTCAACGATATCGTTCGCGAGCGTGGGCAGTTTCCTAAGGCTATATGGTATGGACCTTATAATATTAAAACTATAGTTAATTGGTGCTCAAACGATTACCTAGGTATGGGGCAGCACAAAGTAGTTTTAGATGCTATGCACACTGCCTTAGATCAAACAGGTGCAGGGTCAGGCGGCACACGTAACATAGGTGGTCACAGTCACTATCACGTGGCTCTAGAGCATGAGTTGGCTATGTTGCACAACAAAAGCCGTGCCCTACTGTTTAGTTCAGCGTATGTGGCCAATGAGTGGACACTGATCAGCCTTTCTAAAATAGTGCCGAACATACAGTTTATTTCTGACAGTAAAAATCACAACAGTTTGATCGTGGGTATTCAACACAGCCGAGCACCTAAGCAGGTATTTGAACACAACAATCTCGAAGATCTAGAAAACAAACTAGCCAACAGTAAGCTAGGAGGATTTACTCCTTGCATCGTATTCGAATCAGTGTATTCCATGGATGGAGATGTATCGCCTATTCGAGAGATCTGCGACCTTGCTGACAAGTATCAGGCCATTACCTACATCGATGAAGTGCATGCCGTGGGCTTATATGGCACACACGGTGGCGGCAAAGTAGAAGAGCTAGGATTAGAAAATAGGATCGACATCATCAACGGCACACTGGGCAAAGCCTTTGGTGTCCAAGGCGGATATGTTGCGGCTGATGCTGATGTTATAGATGCTATCCGTTCTGTGGCTGCGGGCTTTATCTTTACTACATCGATGAGTCCGGTGGCCTGTGCTGGTGCTCTAGCTGCGGTTAAATGGTTAAAGGATCACGATGAAGTTCGTGTCAAGCATCAAGAACGTGCTCGTAAGCTCAAACATAGATTAAATGCTAATGGTATCACAGTCATGGAATGTTCTACCACTCACATAGTTCCTGTGCTTGTTGGTGATGCAGTAAAGTGTAAAGCGATTTCGGATATGTTGTTGAACGAATACAACATCTATGTTCAGCCAATCAATTATCCTACAGTTGATGTGGGAACGGAGCGGTTACGTTTCGCACCTACTCCGTTTCACGACGATGGAATGATCGAAGATCTTATTTCTGCTCTGACTGCTTCGTTTGCGTATCACCAGGTGCGAGCCTAAAACGATCTTCTACGATGTCTGTAGTCCCTACTTCAAAGATCACAGTGTTAGGTTCTAGTGCTTCAACTTGATGCGGACTCATTTCAGCGAAGTCCGCGGTCTTGCCTGCTTCAAGCACTGCCTGTTTTAGTTCTCCAGTGCCTACATCAGTCCAGGTTATCTTTATCTTTCCTTCGTTGACAAACCAGCTCTTGCGTTTTTCTCTGTGAAACACTAGGCTAGTCTTAGCACCTACTCGTTCAAATACCAGTATTTTCCCACAGTATTTGTCATTGTTGGCCCAGACTAATTCAAAGCCCCAGCCCTTGTCTATTTTTCCAGTTGGTTGTTGGTTCATGGTCGTTTCTCAATAATTTTATCAATAAGTCCGTATTCTAATGCTTCTTCTGCACTCATGAATTTATCTCTATCCATGTCGCGCTCAAATTCTTCGTAGGTCTTGCCTTTGGTATTATGCTTGACATACAGTTCTGTGAGACGCTGCTTGATGTGCATGATTTCTTTGTAACTGATCTCAATATCAGATGCCATACCTCTCGCACCACCACTGGGCTGATGGATCATATGTCTTGCGTTGGGCAACATAAAGCGTTTGCCCTTTGCTCCGGCATTGGCTAGGAATGATCCCATAGAACAGGCCTGCCCCATGACATAGGTAGCTACGTCACACTTGATGAACTGCATAGTATCGTAAATGCTTAATCCTGCTGTGACCACACCCCCAGGACTGTTAATGAATAAGTTTATATCTTTGCCAGGATCTTCCGATTCCAAGAACAACATCTGTGCCACGATCAAATTAGCCATGTGGTCTTCTACTGGACCGTTCAGCATGATGATTCTTTCTTTGAGCAATCTACTATAGATATCAAAGGCTCGCTCTCCTTTGGATGTAGTTTCGATTACCATTGGGACTAGGGTCATAATATTCCTTTGTTGTATTAAAGTTACAGTATAATAAAAATCGTAACGAAGGTCAAGTATGTATCATAAATCTCTTGCTTTTCGGCATTAAGTGAGTATATAATAGCACAGGAGGGTAAATACTTCACTATGGAAAAAACAACCTAGATTGAACACAAAATGAGCACTTTACTTTTAAACGCAGACATGCAACCAATTAGCCTACTTCCTCTTTCTATCGTAGATTGGCAGGAAGCGATCCGCTATATGGTTTTGGACAAGGCTGAAGTCCTAGAATGGCACGAAGATTGGATCGTGAGATCCGCCCGTTGGGAAACTCGTGTGCCAGCTGTTCTGCTGCTCAAAGAATACCAAAAGCCAAAAAACACCATGCGCCTATCCAAGCGTAATGTGTTCCTGCGTGACGAATATCTATGTCAATACTGTGGCACAGCGGTCAACGATCAAACTGCTACATTGGACCATGTTCATCCTGTGAGCCAGGGCGGTAAGACCACTTGGGAAAACTCTACCACAGCATGTAAGCCTTGCAATTATAAAAAGGCAGCTCATGTGGGCAAGTTCAAACCAAAACAGATGCCTTACAAGCCGCATTTTTGGGATCTAGCTGAAAAGCGTAGACGCAAGGGCTATCATTTAGCTCACCCTAGCTGGGCGACCTATTTGGGCTTAGAATGATTGACAGGACCTTTGGGTCCTGTTATAATATGTGCATAAGGTAAGTGAACGCCTTATAATTTCTAAGATAAAGGAAAACATATGAGTAAAGCCGAAGAACTAAAGATGCAGCCGTTTGACCCTAGTCAAGGCCGCAAAGACAAAAAAGTAAGTCTTGTGCAAGTAGCACGTATGGTCCAGAAGCGTATTGGTAAAGTGTCGCCAAATACTGCTTTTAAATATCGCGATGTTTTAAAATTTACTTGGGCTCCTGCTGAAAAAGTTTATTTTAATTACGAACGTCAGCGTTGGCCAGAACCCAAACATCAAAAGAAGCTTCGTAGTAAATGGAACATTCATTGTGTGACTCCGTTGCAATGTCGTTATGACCCTGTAGAAGATCGTTATTACGGAGCAGACGGACAGCAACATTCTACCGAATGGGTGGCGCAATACGGAGAAGATTCATTTGTTCCTGTATTCTACGTAGAGTCCACAGACGAAAATATCGAATCAACAATGCTGTTAGCACTTAACACTGACAGCGAGCCGATGGCCAAATACTTTATTCATCAGCAAGAAGTAATTATGGGTATTCCCGAGGCTGTGGCTCTAGAAAACTGTGTCACTAATGCTGGCTGTTCAACAGGATACAAGAAACGTGCGGCAGGTGTAATTACTCACATCACTGACCTTTGGTTGGCTAGAGATCAATTTGGACTAGATCGTCTTGGGCAGGTCCTAACTAAGATGATGCAGTATTGGCCTACTGAAAAGATCGCGACTGCTACTATGTTAGGGTTCTTGAAGGTTCAAGAAGAGATGGAATCTGCCAAAGTTTATTCCGATGTCTTGTTCGAAGATGTATTCTATCATGCCAGTGAATTTTTTGAAAGTTCTGATAGATTACACAACGATATCAAAGAACAATTCGAAAAGACATACAAAACAAACTATCGCGGTATGGGCGTTCGTGAAAAGGTTGCATCTGGTATCATAGATGCCTACGAGCAACGCACAGGTAAAACCCTATGTCCAAAACCTTTCGCGATCACGATGCCATCCATGGAGTCAGTTGATGAAGAAGAAACTGTATCCTAAATACGATCCCGGAACATATCTTACTCGAGACCTGTTCCGGGTCGTTTGTGAAACCCTAGACCTACGACCAGTATGGGCTTGGAAGAACAGCCAAAAGTGGTCTGTAGACTACCAGCAGTTCCTTGCCAAATGCGAAACTAATTGTTCTTGTTGCGGCAGTCCTTTGGACTATGGTTTGGGCAAGAACAACACTGACAAGGCAGATGTCCATACTCCTAGCACTGATCATATCGTTCCTAGAAGTATGGGCGGAACCAACGACATATCCAATTTGTGGATCATCTGCAATCGCTGTAACCTTTTGAAAAACAACAGCACTCCAGAAGATATCCACAGGTATAGACGCATTTTGGAAACCTTAGAAAAGATTGACAAACAGAGTGTTTGATGTTATACTATTGTCATATTAACAATTAGGAATCAAAGTGCGTTATTACATTGTTAGTTGGGACAATTTGGGTGTAGAGTTCTTTGAAGAGATCACAGAACATCATCCAGAGAACTGGGCTAAGAATCATTTGTTTGACAGCATCAAACAGAGCAAGAAAGTATCAAAGCCTTTGGGTTTTAACTTGCAGGCACTGATCCTAAGAGCCCAATTTAACACACATCGTCATTATGAGATCTATGTGTTCACATCAGAAGACAACATAGATCAAGGTGACATCGAAAGTTGGTTTGAACGTGACCCGCAGGGGTTTGCCAATTGGGTGCGTGACAATCACAGTTATGAAATATATAGTAATCGCAAAACACGAAAGGACGTAATTGTATGAGAACACAGCCGCAAGAGATCATTGCTCGCCTTGAAGCAGATAACAGCCGACTGGCCAAAGAAGCTATCTTAGCCGAAGCGATGAATGAAGGACTGGACGAGTTCTTTGAAGGCCTTAAGATGGGCTTGGACAAGCTCTATACCTTTGGTGTTAAGCAGGTTCCTATCAAGGAGGTAGACGGTGGACAAGGACTATCTTGGGATAATTTTAAACAGTTGGCGGAGAGTCTTTACCGTCGTGAGCTTACTGGTCATGCTGCTCGTGATGCTATTCAATTAGCTATGGATGTGGCGACTAAAGAACAATGGAACGGTTACTATCGCAGGATTCTTATCAAGGACATGCGGGCAGGATTTGGCGAAAAGTCTGTGAACACTGTGGCTAAAAAGCAAAAAAAGACACAGTATAGTATTCCTGTGTTTGAATGTATGTTGGCACACGACGGTGCCAATCACGAATCAAAGATCACAGGC